CGAAGCCGGTGGCCTCCCTCTGAGCGTCGATGTATTCGTCCATCTTCTCTCCAAGGGTTTCAATGTCATCGATCCATTCGTCTTTGATGGTATCGGGCAGGGACCCGCGAACGCAACGAGGCGCTGGACTGCCGGGTCTATGCCCGCGCCGCCGCATGGCTGATGGGGATCGATCGCTGGGACAACGCGCGCTGGGAAGCGCTGGAAGAACAGATCGGGCCTGCGCGCCCCGCAACCACCCCGGCCGGTCAACCCGACCGGCCGCAACCGCAATCTACCCCGAAACGGCCAACCGGCTGGCTGGGGCCCCGACGTGGAAAATGGCTCTGATGTCCTTCTCGCAAGCCGAACTTGATGCCTTGCGCCGGGCTTATGCCGCAGGCGCCTTGGTGGTGGAATACGACGGGCGGCGGCTGACCTATGGCGATGCCGCCGATCTCCTCGCCCGCATCCGCTTCATCGAGGGGCAGATGGCAACTGGCGCGGGCAATTCCCGCCCCGTGGCGGGCAAGGCCAGCTTCAGCCGGGGCCGCACATGAAACCCACCCCGCCCGATGTGCCTTGGGGCGTGATCGACCGGATCGTGGCCACCGTCGCGCCGCGAGCGGCCGCGAGGCGCTATGCCGCCCGGGTGGCGATCGCCAATCTGCGGCGGGGCTATGATGCCGCCGCCCGCGGCCGCGGCACGGATGGCTGGCGCGCAGGCAGCACCGCGGCCGACGCTGAAATCGCCGTTGCGGGCGGCGCCCTGCGCGACCGGATGCGCGATCTGGTGCGGAATGACCCGCTCGCGGCCAAGGCCGTCCAGGTTCTGGTGTCGAACATCGTCGGCACGGGAATCCGGCCCCGCGCAGCGGAGGCCGACCCCGCGCTGAACAAGCTGGCGGATGACCTCTGGAAGCGCTGGGCGCCGCGGGCCGATGCCGATGGCCACACCGATTTCCACGGCCTGACCGCCCTCGCCGTGCGCGAAATGATCGAAGGCGGCGAGGTCTTTGCCCTGCGCCGTCGCCGCCGGGCCAGTGACCGCCTCGCAGCGCCGTTGCAGATCCAGCTTAACGAGGCTGACCACCTCGACGGCGCCAAGTTCGACAACCGGCCGGATGGTGGCAGGATCGTCCAGGGTATTGAATACGACGCGCTGGGCCGCCGCCGGGGTTACTGGATGTTCCCCGATCACCCGGGCGATGCGATGCCAGTCTTCGGGCGGCGATTTGAATCCCTGCGGGTCGGCGCGGAAGGGGTGGCGCATCTCTTCGAACGCCAACGGGTGCAGAACCGCGGCGTGCCTTGGGGCGTGCCTGCGATGCGGGCGCTGCGGGAACTTGGCGACTGGCAGACGGCGGAACTGGTGCGGAAGAAGATCGAGGCCTCGATGGTGGGCTTCGTCTTTGGCGCCGATGAGGATCAACAGTCGATGGCGCCGGTGGTGCAGGATGCCGATGGCAATCGGATCGAGCAGTTTGAGCCCGGGCTGATCGGCTATGTCCGCAACGGCAAGGACATCAAGTTCAACACGCCCGCCTCAACCTCGGGCATCTACGAATGGAACCGGGTGCAGCAACACATCATCTCGGCAGGGTTCCGCGTGCCCTACGAGCTGATGACCGGCGATCTGTCACAGGTGAACTTCGCCTCTTCCCGCGTGGGCCTGCACGAGTTCCGGCGCATGGTCGAAGCGGTCCAGTGGCAGGTGGTGATCCCGATGTTCTGCCAGCGCATCTGGGATTGGGTGATGGAGGCTGCTTGGACGGCCGGTGCCCTGCCCCAACCGGAGATCGCGGTCGAATGGGCCCCGCCCCGGTTCGAAAGCGTGAACCCGCTGCAGGATGTCACCGCCGATCTGATGGAGGTCCGCGCCGGGTTCTCCACCCCAGCTCAGCAGATCGCCCGCCGCGGCTATGACCCGCGCGAGGTCGTGGAGGAATGGCAGAAATACGCCGCCCTCTTCGATCAGCTGGGCCTGATCTTCGACGCAGACCCCCGCCGCGTCAGCCGCGCCGGTCTGGCGCAAGCCGTGGACGCGACGGATCGCGGCCCGCCCACGGAGGAACAATGATCAACTGTTCAGCTGGTACGGTACTCGAGGCGCGCCCGTTCGCCGGGGCGGTAGGCATCGTCTTTGGACCGCCATTCAAACTCGGCAAAGAAGTTGACCTTCAGCCCCTTGGCGCAGCGGAAGACGATCTTGACCGCATCCTCTGCCGAAACGCCCTGATAGGAAAAGCCATGCTCAGGGAGGAACTTGTAGCCTTCGTCGTCCTTGCGGCCCTCGACAATGTTCGCAGCCGCGATCTTGCGCAGCCCCTGGATCGAACCCGACTGCTCTTTGGTCTCGATCAATGCCAGACGCACAAGCGCGTCCCACGCGACCTTCTCGGGCTGCTTCCCATCAAAAGTGGCCTCAAGCAGCTTCGTGTGGGTCAACGGCGGCAGATTGTCGTGGTGATAAACGGGCAGATTGGGCGAGGCGATCGGGGCGGACGCCGGAGCAGACGTCTCGGTGTTGGCGCGCTCGAAGGCGTCCATCACCTTCGTAAAGGCCGTTGCGGGCGTGTCGATGAACGGCACGGCCACCTTCTGCAGGCGGGCGAAGTCGTAGTCAGTGATTTCGATCATGGGCATCCGAATCTCCTATACTTCATAAATTCATATTTCCATAAATCGCTGGAACGCACAAGCGCGAACTGAAATCTCCTCAGAACGGAGCCTCTTCTATGCCCCCGGAAACCCTGAACCTCCCGCTCATCTCGCGGGAGGCCTCGCTGCGGCTTGTCCGCGGCGAGGGTGACGACATGACGATCGACGTGATCTGGACCACAGGCGCCACGGTGCAGCGGCGGCGCTATGAGGGCTGGGATGATGTCGTCGAATATGACGAGGAACTGGTCGTCACCCCCGGCGCCGTGCGGATGGACCGCCTCAATGCTGGCGCGCCGTTCCTCGACTCGCACCGATCATGGGGTCTTGAGTCTGTGGTGGGCGCTGTTCTCCCTGGCTCGGCCCGGATCGAAGGCGGCCAGGGCTTCGCTCGGGTTCGCCTGACCTCGGCCCCCGATGCTGCCCCGATCGTGCAGCGGATCATGGATGGCACGGTCTCGGCCGTCTCCGTCGGCTACCGGGTCCACCGCTACGACATCACCAAAGCCCAGGGCCAGCGCGAGTTGTGGCGCGCCGTCGACTGGGAGCCGATGGAAATCTCCGCCGTCGCGATGCCCGCCGATCCGGGCGCGCATATCCGCAGCACCGATTCCCGCCCTGAAACCCTGCCCCCCTGCCTCCTCACCCGGGCCGATGCGCCCGCCCCTTCACCGAACCAGACGAGGACCACCATGCCCGAGACTCAAACGCCTGAAGCCGAAGCGACCGTTGAAACCCGCGCCGCGCCCATCACGCCGCCTGCGACTGATCCGTCCCCGGACGCAATCCGCACCGAGGCAAACCGCGCTGCGGCCGAGGTGCTGGCGCTTTGCGAGCGTCACGCGCTGGGCGCGGGCTTTGCGGCTGAATTGATCCGCCGCGGCCTCTCGCTGGATGCCGCCCGCGCCGCGATCCTCGACAAGCTTGCCGAGACCGATGCACCGGCGGCCCGGGGATCGGAGCCTGTGGCCGCGACCGCCCGCGGCACCGGCGCGGCCGATGCCGTATATCGCGACGCCATGTCCGAGGCCCTGCTGCACCGCCACAACCCCGGCCGGGCACAACTGACCGATCGTGCCCGGGAATTCCGCGGCCTGACCCTCCTCGAACTGGCCCGCCATGCCCTTGATCGGCGCGGCATCGCCACCCGCGGCATGTCGAAGATGGAACTCGCGACCGAGGCCCTGATCGGCCGCTCGGGCCTGCATTCGACCAGCGACTTCCCCCTGATCCTCGCAAATGTCGCGAACAAGACCCTGCGCGCCGCCTATGACACCACGCCGCGCACCTTCACCGCTTGGGCGCGGCAGGCGGTCATCACTGACTTCAAGCCGGTGGCCCGCAACCAGCTGGGCGGCGCGCCGGACCTGCTGCGCGTGCCGGAATCGGGCGAGTTCACCTACGGCACGATCGGTGAAAGCCGCGAGGTCTATGCGCTGGTGACCTATGGCCGGATCGTGGGCATCACGCGTCAGACCCTGATTAACGACGACCTTGATGCCTTCACCCGCATCCCCTCGGCCTTCGGCGCCGCCGCGGCCGATCTCGAAAGCGACCTCGTCTATTCGATTTTCTCGACAAACCCCAACATGGCCGATGGCAACCCGCTCTTCCACGCTTCTCACGCCAATCTCGGCACGGCGGGCACGATCTCCGAAACCACCCTGGCCGAGGCCTATCGCCTCTTCGGCAACCAGCGGGGCCTTGAGGGGCGGCAAATCAGCGTCCTGCCGCGCTACATCATCACACCGCCGGGCGTCCGGTCGGTCGAAGCGCGGAAGAACGTCACCGCCACCACCCCGAATGCGGTGGCCGGGGTCAATGCCTTCGCCAACCGCCTGGAGCCGATCGAAGAGGCTCGTCTGATCCCCGCCGCCGGGCCCGACCCCTGGTTCCTCGCCGCCGATCCCTCGCGGATCGACACGATCGAGTTCGCCTATCTCGAGGGCCAGCAGGGCGTCTACACCGAGACCCGTTCCGGCTTCGAGGTGGACGGCATCGAGATCAAGGCCCGCCACGACTTTGCCGCCAAGGCCATCGACTGGCGCGGCCTCTTCCGCAACGCGGGCGTCTGACGCCCCTCCCCTGACATTCCCGATAACGGAGAACCCCGATGAAAAACTTCATCGCCAATGGCGAAACCATCAACATTACCGCAGCAGCCGCCATCGCCTCCGGCCAAGGCGTGCTGGTCGGCAGCATCTTCGGCGTTGCCGAGGGCGCGGCGGCAATCGGCGAGACCGCCGTCATCCGGCTGGTGGGCGTGTTCTCCCTGCCGAAGGCGCCCTCTCAGGCCTGGACGGTGGGCCAGACGATCTACTGGGACGCGGCCAACAGCCGGACGACGAATGTCCTGACCGGCAACACCCGGATCGGCATCGCCACACAGGCGGTCGCTGGCGGTGCGGGCGACACGACTGGGATCGTGCGCCTGAACGGGGGCGCGACCTGAGATGTCGGCCTTCGCCAACGCCACGGCGGCCCTCTTCCGCGATCCGAACCTCGCACAGGATGCGATGTGGCGATCGGGTGGGGCGGGCGCGCCGGTCGCCGTCCGCGCCATGCTGCGGCGGCCGGATGCGGTTACAGGCTTTGGCGAAGGCCGGTTTGTCACCGACAGCGTGATGATCGATGTCGAATGCGCCGCGCTGGGCGCCCTTGCGCCCGGGGACACGTTCGAAATCGCGGGTGTGATCTGCGAGGTCCGGGGCGAACCTCTGCGCGATGCACTGCGCCACGTCTGGAAGGCCGAGGCGCGAGAGGTATGAAGATCGGCGCCAGCATCGACGGCGATCTGACGGCGATCGCCACCGAGATCCTGCAAGAGGCCGAGGCCGCCGTCACCCGCGGCGTCTTTGCCGCCGGGCGGGGTCTGCGTGACGACTGGCGCGGGCAGGTTCGGGCATCGGGGCTTGGATCGCGCCTAGCCAACTCCGTCCGGCAGGCCGACTTCCCGCGATCGGGGACCAGCCTTCGCGCCGCCAGCCTCGTCTGGACAAAGGCGCCCGACATCCTGCACGCCTTCGACGGCGGCGTACTTATCCGTGGCAAGGACGGACTCTGGCTCGCTATCCCCCTGCCTGCCGCGGGCATCACTGGCCTAGGTCGCCAGCGCATCACGCCTTGGCGCTGGGAACAGCGCACCGGCATGCGCCTGCGCTTCGTCTATCGCAGGAACGGGCCGAGCCTGCTCGTGGCCGATGATGCACGGCTGAACAGCCGGGGGCTGGCCGCGGCCAAGGGTGGCCGTCGGCGGCGCGATGGGGTCTTGACCGGAGCCCAGACGGTGCCGGTGTTCCTGCTTTTGCGGCAGGTAAAGATGCCGAAGAAGCTGGACCTTGATGGGTTGGCGCGGGATGCGACGGCACGGCTGCCGGGGGCGATCCTGGGGGCGTGGAAGGGGTGAATCACACCTTTCTCATCGGGCCGGGAAGACATACTGGGCACGATGTCATGCGGCGCATCTGTTCGGAAACACCCGACCGAAGTTTCCCACCTGTACAATCACAAGAAGAGCGCGATAGCTTGAGAGCAGCGGCGAGTATATCATGAAGCCGCTTTGGCAGTGCTTCGGGAGATTGTTGACCAAATGGGAAGAAAGCAGAAGTTTCAAGCGATTGTGCTTAGCGTAAGGATACCCGACGACAAAAACCGCAACTACGCCGGTCTGCTAAAGAAGATATTTGACCTGAGAAGAAGTGTTGAAGTCTATCGCGGTACAGGAATGGCACTCACAAGCTTCAACCCGGCCACTGGCCAAGGGACAATCTCAAAATTCTCAATCATCGACCTCGGCGGCGATTGGTTCGATGAAAAGGGCTTTGGCCCGGCAAGTGAGGAAGACCTAAAGAAGATATCGATCCCTGGAAACCTAAAGCCAAATCTAGTTAGCAAACCTTTCCATATTGATTCAGATGAACACCTGCTGTCTGTCATGACCTACTCGGCGGGCAGTTCAATCAGTGCAAGCCAAGTCGAAAAGTTCTTCAGAAATGTCGTCTCTCACACTGACATTTTGGAAGAGTTCGGGGCAGTGCAGATCGACGTTTTCAAGGACTCGGAAGAAATCGCTGCCCTCCTTGGGATTAAGACTCTGAAGGAGATCAAGATTGTTATAAGCAGGCCGAACCATATAATGGCTGGTCTCGCAGCTGAGATTGAAGCGAGCCTTCGCGAAGAAAACGCTGACGAACTTGTTCGCGTAATCAAATCGAAAGATGATGGGTATCTGCAACCCGGGCAACAGACGCAGGCGCTCGGCCTTCTTGCTGCGGAGAACGGAAGCGTCGCTGTTAGGTTTGAGGAGGATGGCACAACGGCCACCGCCAACTCTGAGAGCAAGCCGCTGATCAAGACTGTTGTGACCGACGACCCAGAGGCTACTGAGAGCGGGGTGTTTCGAAGAATGAGAGACTTCTTCTTGGGCATCGTCCGAGCCAATCGGCAGAAGGCCCAGGATCTGATTGAGGAGTAGGAATCTTGCTTAAGGTCCTGTTCGGAATTTATCGGGACGCAGGCGGCCTGATATTCGTTGTTGGCACGCCATACATCTATTTGGCGGGACTGCTTGCGTATCTGCTTTGGGACAGGACATACCAGACCGACTGGCCTTCAATGGCAATTGGTATCTTTCCATCTTTGGTTGGATTTTCGCTTGCAACTTTTGCGATCGTTTTGGCACTTTTTGGCAGCGAGAATCTTGCGAAACTTGCGGCCAAGAAGGAAGGGAAACGAGTCTCTGCACTTGCGAGACTTACCGCATTAATCGTTCACTCATCTTTGGTTCAAGTTTTTGCCTTGATTTCAGCATTTGGCCTTAAGCAGAACGGACTATGTGCAGTGAATTGGCGCAATTTTGGCTGGGAGTATGCGCTGAGGTATATCTGCCACGACCTCGAAGTCTGGAAATGGGTGTATGTTGGCGGGTTGTTCATGACACTTTACGGGTTGGTGCTGATTGTCTCCACCCTTCTTGCCGTTTTTCAAACCAGTCAAATGACCCGCTGATCCCCCCAACAAAGGTCGACTCCGCCCCATGCCTGCCCAATCCACGGCCGAGCGCCTGCTCGCGTCGCTCCATGCCCTTTTGTCCGGCGCGATGCCGCCGGGGGCCAAGGTGCTGCGCAATGCGATCCTGCCTGAGAAAGTGCCTGCGGCTGGGGTGGTGATCCTGCGGGATGGCGATCCTGGGCCGCCGGAGGTGTGGCTCTCGCCGCCGGGCTATTACTACGAGCACCGCGCCGAGATCGAAGCGGTGGTGGACGGAACCCCGGCCGCACGGGATGCTGCGTTCGACGCGCTCCGCCTTGCGATCGGCACGGCGCTGGCCGCCGACCGAACGCTGGGCGGCCTTTGCGACTACATCACGCCCGAGGCACCGGAACCGGTGCTACTGGCGATCGACGGCAACGAGGGTCTGAAGGCGGCGGTGATCCCGGTGATCCTCGCCTACGCCACCACCGACCCGCTTCTCTGACCAACCCCCGAAAGGACTGACCCATGGCCCGCCAGCCCGGCGCGCGGACGCAAGTCGCGTTCGCTTTCGAATCCGTTTACGGCACGCCGCCCGCCAGCGGCTATCGCCGGATGCCCTTTGCCACGACGACGCTCGGTTCCGAACAGGGGCTATTGTCGCCTGAACTTCTCGGCTCCGGGCCGGAAAGATGCGCCAAGACGACGCGCATCTGCGGATCGCGCTGATGGAGGCGATCGTGAAGCGGCTGACGGTGACGGCCGCGCTATGAGCCATCGCGCCACCAACTGGGCGATCCAGCAGCGCGGGCTGGCGCCTGCGACCAAGCTCGTCCTCTGGCATCTCTGCGACCGGCACAACCCGGATTACGGGTGCTTCCCGTCGCAGGACCAGTTGGCGGCCGATGCCGAAATCTCCCGCGCCAGCCTGAACGTGCATCTCGACAAGCTGGAACAGGCTGGGCTCATCCGCCGCGAACGGCGCCACTCCGAGGGCGCCCAGCCGTTGCGCCCTGCGGTCCAGCGGTGGCGCCAGGGGGACAAGGTGGCACCCCTGAACATCTTCTCCGCCTTGCCGCCTGGATCAACTCCGGCAGCTACGTGCCGCCCAGCGCCTTCACCAACACCACCCGTGACGCCCTGCTGCGGGCGGGCCTTGTCACCGAGGCCACCCTGCGCGCTCGCCAAATCTACTAGCCCGAAGGAGCCCCCCATTGCGCCTGACGCCCCGTGAGATCGAGGATCGCCTCGAGGAAGCCGCCTACACCTTGAAGAACTTGCCCGAGAAGGACCGCCCCCGCGGCTATGGCAACTCCTGGCCGCCGGTGGTGCACGATGCCAAGCAGGCCTACGGCTACACGCCCGAGCGCCCAATGCGTGTCATCCCCAGTGCAGCCGCCATCAGCCGCATGGAGGAATGCTTCGACTGGCTCCTGATGCTGAACCCTGAGGATGCCCGGATCGTGTGGCTGCGGGCCGAGGGCGCCCGCTGGCGGCAGGTCTGCATTCGCGCCGGGGTGGTGCGAT